CTGTAATACATCATTTGAAACAATAATATCAAATAAAAAATATTGTTCTACAAAATGTAGTGATGTGAAAAATAAATACAAAATTAAAAAATATAACAATAAAAAATGTATTGTTTGTCTCTCTACATTTGAAACAACCCACCCCGCTCATAAGTTTTGTACTACTAAATGTAGAGAGACAAACATAGAAAAAAATAAAATAAAAACGAAACAGGGGTCGTATTTCATTTTTAGTCGTGATAATTTTACATGTTCTTATTGTGGAAAAAATACAATCGATGACAATATAAAATTGACAATAGATCATGTTTTTCCTTTAAATAAAGGTGGGACAAACGAAATTTATAATTTGACCACAAGTTGTTCTAGTTGTAATAGTAGTAAATATAATAATCTATTACCAAAAAGCATTCTATATAAAATATGGAATAAGAATAACAACAACACATCACACAAAGAAGAAACATTAACGGAAATGGTAAAAGATTTTAATAAAATATACAAAAGTAGATTAAAACCTTAATATTTTATTTATTTATATAATACATTAGAGAGGTAAACTTTTATGATATATAACATATAATAAAAAGAATATAACAAATATGATAGAACAATTAGAAATTGAATTAGAGAACATCAAAGTAACTCTCTCGAAAATGAAAAAAGACACTGATGAGTATAAAGATCTAGATAAGATCAGAAAATCTATATACATGAAACATTATTATATCAAAAATAAAGATAAGGTACAATCTGTACAGAAGAAATATAGAGAAGATGAAGAAATTCAGAAACAAATCAAAGAAAGATCAAAGAAACATTACGAAGACAATCCAGAAATGAGAAAGAAGTGGTTAGAAGAAAACCCAGATCGTATCAAAGAACATCAGAAGAAATATTATAGCAAAAATAAAGATAAGATTATCGAAAATGCTAAAACTTGGAACAAAGATAATAAAGATTTAATAGCCGATCGAAGAAAACAGAAACACAATAAAGATAAGAAAACTAATCTCGATGTCATTAGAGATAATAATAAATAAATAAAAAAAATATTAAGAACAAATGAAAAGTGAATTAAGAGAACAAATCGCAGCAGAAATTAGCGACAAATTAGTAGGAGAAGGTACATTAGATGTTATTAAGGATAATGTTAAGAAATTAACACTATGGGATATTATCAAAATTATTAAGATGGTGATCCAAATGATTAAAAAATTAAAGAAATAAATATGAGAAAATTTATAAGTGAAGAAAACGGATTCAAGTTATATGAGGAAAGTGGTGTATTAACTGTCGAACTAACACATACACAATTCGAAGACATTTGTAACCAATTAGAAGAAATTAAAGATCAAATAAATCATTTCAAAAATATTGAAGACAGACCAATTGATAAAGAATTTGATGAATGTTATGATATAATGGTTGAAGAGATAAACAAGAGAGGTCAAATTATAAAAGATCTCCAGGACCAATTGAAGAATTCGTAAAGGTTATTAGGTATTCTTAATATAAAGCTTACCTAACCTTATCCTAATAAAAAATTAATATAAAATATGAATAATGAAGACAATACAAAACCACAATATGATCAACCCCAACATAATTCTAAAGGTCATTTCTTACCAGGTAATAGTATCGGTAAGTTAACAGCTGGTGTCCCAAGACCTAATGCCCAGAAGAAGCAACACAAATTGTTTATGAGGGATTATTTAGATAATTATAGCCCAGAAGACATCACAAAACTAATGGATGATATAGTAGAACCAGAGAAGAAGTTATTTTTTCTTATTAAGATGTTAGAATTGGATAATAAGAGAATTGATGCGGAAACTAGGAGAGATTTCGATCAATTAAGAATTGAATTACAACATGGTTTGGGAGAAGAAGTAAACAATGATATAGAAGTTGAATATATTGATTTTGATAAAAAAGAAGAAGATGAAGAGTAATGAAACTTCGATTAGATAAGAGGATGTTCAACCAGAATTATTGGGATTTAATAAATTCTAAAACAAGATTTGTGGTCAATTGGGGGAGTGCTGGGTCGGGTAAATCTTATTCTACATTTCAATATATTGTAAATATATGTTTAACTAAACCAAAATCCAGAATATTGGGAATACGTAAGGTATCTTCTACTCTTAATTCTAGTTGTGTGTCTCTTGTGAAAGATATACTAAATGATTGGAATATATCACATTTAGTATCTCTTAATAAGACAGAAAAGATTTTTACTTTTAATAACGGGTCAGAAATTTTATTTAAAGGGATTGATGATCCAGAGAAAATTAAATCGATTACAGGAATCACGAATATAATCGTAGAAGAGGCTTCAGAACTCGATTTGGAGGATATACAACAACTAAATACTAGACTAAGGGGTCAACATGCCAAGAACGGACAAATTATAATGTGTCTTAATCCTGTCTCGGAAGAACACCATATCATAACAGATTTTATTGATAGAGAATCTGAAAGAAGAGATGTTACTTGTTTTCATAGCACATATAAAGATAATAAATTTTTAGATGATGAGTATGGTCTACAATTAGAAGCATATAAACACACAGATATGGAATTCTATCGTGTGTATTGTCTTGGGTTACCAGGAAGAGTCAATAAGGGTGGGGAAGCATATCAGAACTTTGATAGAACTAAACATGTCTCTTCTAATATTAATTATGATCCTACTAAGAATATAATAATGTCTTGGGATGAAAACCACCTTCCTTATTCTGCTGTCTCTTTATATCATGTAGATATTTCTAATAAGAAAATAGATTGCTTTGATGAATTAGCTGTAGAAGACGCTAATATAGAAGGTGTGTGTAGAGAGTTTATAAAGAGATACCCTAATCATATAAGTGGTCTTATATTATTAGGAGATGCTTCATTATACGCAGGGACAGCCAAACTAGAAAAGGGTGCTAATACTTGGACACTTATACTTGGACATTTAAAACAATATAAACCTATTCTTAAAGCTAATAGGAAAAATGAGTCTGTAGTAATGAGATTGAATTGGATCAATAATTTATTCTCTACGAATGATATAGAGATTAACATATCTGATAAGTGTGTAACTCTTATAAAGGATTTAGAATATGTTAAGACAAATATCGATGGCACTAAATTTAAGAAGAAAGAGATGTGTAAGATTCGTAAGAAAGCAATTGAAAAAATGGGACATATGTGTGATAATTTTGATTACGCTCTAACTGGTTTATTTATGAAAGAGTACCAAATGTATCAAACAGGAGGAGTGTCTAATAAGCCTATATTTAATAGGAGGAAGACTTCTAATTATTAACCTCCCCAAGACCAATTATCTCCTAACCAGTTCTCGAAGTCTTCCTGATCCCATTTGTTATCACTTTTAATATTATTATAAACAGATGGTAATAATTGAAAATTCGTGTAATGGTTAAGAAGAACAACTTCATCCTCTGTTTCTGCTTGTGATATGGGGACGATATGGTCGATTTGAATATCCTTATCAGATATTTTAAATTCGTATAAATTCTTCTCTAGATATATCTGAAAATCTTCAAAGCTACATCCTAGTATTTTGTGTGTGGTTGAATTCTTCTTAACAGATCGTCTAATAAAAGCACTAGAAATATTATTTCTTGTCCTTGATGCGAAAGAATATAAAGGGTCTGTTTTCCTTCTGTTTTTCTCGTAATTATTCTTATATATCTTTAATCTCTCTGAATTTTGTTGCTTATATTCTCGCCTTTTAACCTTCATAATTTTGGAGTTTTTCTCATTATATTCCTTTTGGTAAACAGCTCTTTCTTCTTTGTGATTGGTATTATATATTGTCGCTTGTTTCCTACTTTTCTCAGCAATTTTAATATATCGTTCTTTATCTTGTATCTTCACACAAGATTTACATCGTTTATATAATCCATCTTTCTGATATTTATCTTTACTAAACCCATCTAATTCTTTCTCTTCTTCACATTTGCTACAAGTCTTCATATCCTTAATATTTTTTTTATTTATATACTATATATCATAAAAGTTTACCTCTATTACTAATAAATAATTTAAAAGTAACTACAAGTAACTCCAATTCTTATATATAATAATAAGAAATAACACAATAATATATGGAGTTTTTAACAGATCGAGACATTGCTATTACCATCGAGGAAGATAATCTATTAGAGATCATCAATGATAAAACATTTTTAAAAGATGAAGCAGAAAAACGGGCTACTACTACAATAAAAGAATACTTATCTCAGAGATATGATATGGAATGGGAATTACGCCCATATGTTGATAACGGTACTAACGGTACTAATGGTCTAGAACCAGATGAAAGATTTATTGAGGATGAACACATATTTGTTAACGGTACTAATGGTCTAGAAGTGGATGATCGAAATTATAGCTTAATTACAATAGGTCTTGATATCTTCAAGTATGAATTATTCCAAAGAATAGCACCTAGAGCTTTTAATCAAATAGTTATGGACCGATTTGATCTATCAATGCAAAAATTGAAAGATGCCAATAGAGGTAATCTCCAAATGGATTTAAGAGAGAGATATGAACCTGATAACCAGGACTATCGACCTTTTAGATATGGACAATCCTCAGAAAATTTAAGAAATAAATATTAATATGTCAAGTTATAAGAAATTACAAGCGAAATATGAATCAAGTCTTGCAGAAATTAAGAATCTATCTAAACATAATCCGAGTGATGTTGAGAAGATCATACAACCTTCTAGTTCTAGGATTTCTCGTTTTACAACGGATGTTAGTAAATGGAGGGCTGCTTTGAATAGTGCAGAATCCGTTGAGAATCCGAGTTACGCAGATTTACAACGTGTATATAACGAAGTTGATCTTGATTCCGAGGTAACAAGTTCTAAAACAATCAGAAAGAATTATGTTCTATCTAGAGATTGGAGAGTATTAAAAAATGACGAAGAAAACGAACAAGCAACAGAATTCTTTAAAGACCGTTGGTTATTTGATTTTATTGATGGTGTATTAGAATCTTCTTATTGGGGATATAATCTTATTCGATTGGGTGATATCAAGGAAGATAAACTTACAGGTGTTGAAGTAATTCAACGTCAAAACGTTAACCCTAAACTCAATAGATTGTTAGAGACACCTTATAATAACACAAGTGGTATAGATTTATCATCACCTAAACATAAGAACTGGTATGTGTTGTGTTCGGACACAGAGGATAATCATTATACTGGTTTATTCAATAAGTTAAGTGCTTACCAGATACAATTAAAAAACACACAAATAGCATACACTGATTATACAAGTAGATTTGGATCTCCTAATATTGTAATAAACACACAAATGAGTGATGAAGGACATGTAAGAAATGTGGAATCTTATTTAGAGAACTTTCAGAATTCGAGCTATGCGATTGTAGGTGATAATGATACTGTGAATTTAGTAGAGTCTAGTGGTAAATCGGGTGATGTATTCACTAATCTTATTAAAGAGATGAAAAGTAATATCACTAAAACTATTATCGGAAATGATACAGCGAATTCAGAGAAATCTTTTGTAGGATCTTCAGAAATAGCACAAAACCAAGCAAATATTTATAGTTTGAAAGATATTAAATATGTTGAGTTTTATATCAATAAAGACTTGATCCCAAAATTAATCAACCTAGGTCTTAGCTTCTTAGAAGGTGTGGTATTCAGGTTTGATACTACTAACAAGGCTAAACCAGAAGAAGAATTTAAAAATATCATAGAATTTGTTAAAACTGGAAGATATCATATCCCAGCAGAATATATTTCTGAAAAAATGGGTATTCCAATCGAAGATATATCTAATGTATTAGATATCCAACCAACAGAAGATGAAGAAAATAAAGACAAGAAATAAATGTGTAAATCTAATAACATACTAAATTATTCTCCGATTATCGACCTTAATATAAAAAAAAATATAGAGGTATATAATGTTATCGATACACAATTACAACAAACTCTAAATTATTTAGCAACATTATCAGCTAAAGAGTTACCAACAATAAATCCTTATCTATTGTTATGGATAGAACAACAATTAACATCTAATAACAATTTATCTGTACAATCAGTTGGTGCTAGTATTGTCAAACAAGTAGAAGACAACATCTACAATTTCTCTATGGCTAAACAATCTAAATTATTAGAAGGATTTAGAACAATTGAGAAGGCTGGTGTTGAGAACTCTGTAGATATGAAACAAAGTTTCGCAAATGTGATGTTTAATACACACCAGGAGACTGAGAATCTACATGTTAATAAGAATAGTAAGAATATTAATACTATAGCTAATGTAGATGGTAAATTATTAGAATATGTATCTGAGAGAGATAATAGAGTAAGACCAGAACATGCTAAAGCAGATGGTACAATACTCCCAGAATCAGATCCTTGGTGGAATAAAGCATTCTCTTTGATGTCTGAGTGGAATTGTCGTTGTGAGATTCTGGTAGCTGACGAAGGTTCTTCTATGACGAAAGTACCAAAGATCACACCATTAACAGGTCAAGCAGTCCCAGCAGATATCGATATCGAAACTGGGAAAGCAATATTATTTAAGAAAGAATTAGATGTATTCCAAGATGTTCCTGTTGTTGTAAGGAATCAATTCAGAAAAAACGGATTTTAAGATATGGCTAAACAAATCAAATTTAATTTAAGTAAACAAGAAATTTCTAAAATAAAAATCAAGGTTACTGAACATTCCATGAGATTTTTTTTAGCTAATTATAGCAAAGAGGGAACAGATATGAATGGTTTTGTAAGATGGTCCAAAAGAAAGAAAGATACTGGTAAGAGAATCTTATACGATACTGGTAATATGAAGAAGAGTTTTAAGATTGTGAATCAATCATCTTCTAAAGCTAAGATAATAAATACTGCTGACTATAGTGGATTCCATCAAAATGGAACAGATGTTATGCCAGCGAGACAAATAATGTATAAATCTAAAACTTTAGATAAAGAAGTAGAGAAATTAATTATAAAAGAAATCGATAAGATTTTTTCAAAATAAAAAGAATAATATGTTAGAAACAATATTTGAATGTATAAAACAAAGAATCAATACAGAATGTCCTTGGATAAATGATGTACGCATCTATAACCAACAAGATATCTTCCAAGAGGATAGTCTAGGATATAAACCACCAACAGTATTTGTAGATTTTCAAGATATCACATATGATACTATAGGTCATAAAGTACAACAAGCAGAATTAACTGTTGTAATCAAGCTTGTAATAGAAGATTATACAAAGGATTATCTTAAAGTATTACAAAAGAAAGAAACATTAAACAATTGTCTAAATTTCTGGGGTGAATGGTGTTCGGATCTAGAACGATTTTCAGAACAAACAGACACATTAGCAGACGCTCTTTATGTGTTCGACATAAATTATAATACAACATACAAAACAGAGTCTTATACACAAGATAAAGAATTGATAGGTGGAACATCTGGAACAAGTTGGACAATTGATATTGATTTAGATATTGAATTAGATATCAACACAATATTGTAGACAACACTATAATAATTAAATATATAAAATATAAAATAATAAGAATATGGCAAGATCTATAGAAACAATTAACAACGAGATATTAGCAACAAAAGCATCACAATCGGCATTAGACGGTCTTGATTCAACATCAGATACTGCTATCTGGAGACTAATATATTATGTGACCTCAGTAGCAATAAACTTCCATGAACAATTATGGGATTTATTTAAGAAAGATTTGGAAGATATCAGAGATACGACACCTGTGCAGACAGAAATATGGTGGAATGATAGAATGAAGAATCAATTCCAATATGATATGAATGATATAACTAAAAGTGTGTTGGTTATAGGAGATGATTTTGTACCTCGTTACGAAACAGTTGATGAAACAACTAGAATTGTAGATTTCTCCGCAACTAAACAAACAGAGAATAGTCGTCAAGTAAATATAAAAATAGCCAAAGATGATGGTACAGGATCACCGACACAATTAAGTTTAGATGAATTAAATGCTGCTAGAGGATATGTAGATCAAATCCAAGGAGCTGGTCTTTTCATAAACACAATTAGTTTTCCTGCTGATGAGCTTGCAATAGATGTAAATATATATTTCGATGGTCAATACATAGAATCTAATGTATTATTTGATGTGAAAGAGTCAATAAGAACATATTTGAAAACTCTGAAGTTTGATGGTACAATACAAATCATCAAACTAACAGATGCTATACAATCAGCTCCTGGTGTTACTGATGTATTCTATAATAATGCTACTGGTAAACCTAGTTCAGGACCAGCTCAAACGTTCGATAGAATATATACCACTCTAGCAGGTTATGCTTTGTTAAATGAGGTGGATTCTATATTCACTATGATCTTAGAGAAATAAAAAAAATAGAGAAATAAAATGAGTTGTAATGGATCAGATGGTACAAGTGGGATGATAGAACCATATTCACATTTAAATGGTGTGAGTTATGAATTGGATCACGACCAATTATTATACCAATTATTACCAAAAATATACAGAAAAGAAAAGATTTATAAATATATAAGAAGTGTTTATAATTCATTACAGAGTTATTGGGGTATTTTTTTAAAAGATAGGACCCAATTACTTAGAGAAGTAAGGATAACTGGACAGACAATAATATTAGAAGCTTGGTTAAGAGATATATTTGATGATTGTAGTATAAATATTATTAATGCTAGTGCTATTGTAGATATTGAGTATATCTATAAATTGGGGGAGAGTGGTGATGTAGATGATGATGTTTTTATATTCAGAAAAGATGAGATAATCCCATTAGTTGACAACACATATATATTTACAAGAAACGAAGTAATACCAGAATTTGATTTTATAGTAGAAGTTCCAAATGTTCTAATAAATAGTGGGGTTACAGTAAGAGAGATAGAAGCAATAGTTGACAGATATAAATATATGGGGACAACATACCAAGTAGTTATAATTTAATATATAAGATTATAATAATAACAATAAAAAAATATTTAATTAAAAATGGGATTTAAGAAATTAATTACAGGTGCGAATGGATTACCAACAGATTATAGTATCGGTGGGCTTCCTTTATTTTCCGATGATCTAGTTCAAATGGAAACAAATGCACAACTATTCGGATTATATTCTATGTTGCGTGGATGGAGTTGTATTTTAAGTGGGTGTGAAATTTCCGAAATTGACACTGATACAAAAACATTAACAATTCTACCTGGATTAATTCTATTAAATGATGTTGTATACGAAACACCTTTAATGGAAGGACAAAGTTATCCTTTCTCATTCAGAAAAGGGACACAAACCTTAGATACTAGAATATTCAAAGATGGTAACGCTAAAGATGTAGCAATAACATACGAACACGCTGTAAGAACAGCTTTTACTTATAGTGATGGTATAAAAGATGGAGGAACAGTAACATCCCAACCAGATTCTAATATATCTGTTAATATATACCCATTAGATATAACAGATGAAGAAATCTTCTTCGATCCTTTTACATGTCAAAAAGCCGAATATATTTTAAACAACAAAAGTAGAGTTTTTGGAGAGACGAAAATGATAAACACAAACTTATCAGTGGATGGTATTCTATTTAAGGATGATGTCACTAAAACAGAGACTGGTAATAATGTAACAGGTGCTATAGTTTTAAATAAAAAATCCAAAACTGCTGGTTTCCCTAATATTATGAGATGGAAATATTATGGTTATGAATCACAAGGAGCTACTTCTATTGCTAATACTAGATTAGGAGATGATTTTAATTCAGGTGGTAATTTTTCGAATACTATTACTTTAAGTGATAATGGTATAACAGCAGCAACAGTACAAGGGTTAACTGGTGGAGTATCAGTTATTCAAACTGATAGTAATTTTATTAACAACCCAATAAGTATAGAAAATGCTTACCAAGGTGTACCTACAATTTTATGGAATAGTTACACGACATATTTAGAATATCCAGAAAATGCTTTTAGCCCAGATACAAGAGGTATGGCATACAAATTCTGGAAAGACGGTGTATATTATCAACCAAATATGTAATTCGAAGAAAATCTATTAGGGATACTTAATAAACATATATATAGTTTATATGATAATGTTTATTAAGGATAATATAGCGAAGATAATATTGGATGAAGAAATCACAACCGATTTAGCAGCTAAAGTCACAGCCTTCATTTATAATTTAGATTTTAATGAAGAAGTCACAGAATTAATCATCTCTATAAATAGTGGAGGAGGATCAGTAATGGGTGGGTATTCCATCTATAGTGCTATTAGGAATAGTAGCAAGAATACAACTACAAGAATCGAAGGGATCGCAGCATCTATAGCAGGTGTGATATTTTTAGCAGGTCAAAACACAGAGATGTTAGACTATTCATATTTAATGATTCACGATCCATCTAATGGTGGGGAAAAAGTCTTAGAATCAATCAAAGAATCAATCAAGATGATCATCAAGGGTAAAATCAAAGGTGATTTAGATAAAATGATGAGTGAAGAAACATGGTTTTCAGCTTCTGATATGGAAGAGATGGACGCTATAGACACATTAATCGCATCTGATGTAGAGATTAGCTTAGAACCAGTTAATGGTGTTAATGAACTCTATTTGATTTGTAATAATATTTTAAAAAATAATACTTCAGAAATGGAAGAAATAAAAAACGAAGAAGTGGAAGTATCCACAGAAAATGTAGCTACTGAAGAAGTAGTAGAGATTGTCAACGAAGAAACTGTAGCAGAAGTAGAAACTACAGAAGTAGAAACTACAGAAGAAGTAGAAACTACAGAAGAAGTAGAAACTGTAGAAGAGGTGGTGAATGAATCCGAAGAAATGAAAGATTTGAAGCAACAATTTCTATTGATGAAAGAAGAAAATGATTCTCTAAAAGAGAAATTAGAAGTTCTAAATAAAACAAAATTAGAAGAAGAGAAATTGGAAATTCTTAACGCATCTAGCATCGAAACCGAAAAATATGGAGAGTGGTTAGACATGGATGTAGATAAAATTAAAAATCTCACTTCTACAATAAAAGTTTCAGCATCCGCACCAGTTGTAGAGTTGAAAAATGATAAAGATACAGATTTACAGAAAATGTCACAGGAAGAAAAATTAGCATTCGCTAATACGAACCCTGAACTATATGTGAAACTGTTAATGAATAAATAAATTAAAAACAAAAATAAAATAAAATAAATGTCAGTATTTAATGAAATTTTCTCGAAAGAGGTAGAAAAGAAGATGTATGATAGTAATTCTTACTTATCACACATGAAGAACATGACAGACTTCCTTCAAGGGCGTACTGTACATGTACCGAATTATACACATGATTCATCAGCACAAATCGAAGTAAACGGATCAACTTATGATTTTGATGCGACTCAAACAACTGAAGTTGATTTGACTTTCAATATCGATTCTTATAGAATCTTACCTTTCCAGGTAACAAACTTTGATGAATTGTCAACAAACTATAACAAATTCCAAGTTGTAACAGAACATGCTATCGCAGATTTAACTGATGTTGTTTCTAAACACATTTTGAATAAATTAGCAGATGGTGTAGATACACCAAGAAAAGTATTTACGTCTGGTGCAGTTTCTGGGACTGGTAATAGTGCAGATAACTCTGTAGCATTAAACACAATTTCTTACAAAGATATTTTAGGTGTTGCACAGAAAATGAATGAAGATAACCTTCCACAAGACGGTAGATTTCTTTTACTAGATGCTACTATGTATAACGAATTGCTTCAAGATGATGCTATTAGAAATGCTAACAACTTCGGTCAAGCTACTTTGCCTTCAGGTGTTGTAAATAAGATTGCAGGTGTGAATATCATGTTAAAGAATGTAATCGCTACTGCTGATAGTGTAGGTGGAATCAACCCAGTTGGTCAAGCACCAATCGGAACTGATTTAAGAGCTGGTTTAGCATGGCATCAATCAGTTGTAATGACTGCTAAATCTGGAACACAAGTTTATACAGATACTTCTAATCCTTTTAAATTTGGATCAGTTGTAAGTTCTGAGATTTTTATGGGTGCTGTAAATCCCCGTACAGATCTAAAAGGAACATATTTAATTGTACAAGCATAACCAAAGATAATATTACAGGTGATCGTAGAGTTGCCTCTACGATCGCCTTTATCAAATTAAACTAAAAAATTATAAATAATAAACATGAGTTTATCAAAAATTGACATAATAAGACAACAAGGAGGACTTGCTCGCCCACCACTTTCACAAGATGGTGTTTCAGCTTTAGTTTTTTTCGGATCAACAATTGATAAGTCTACAAAATATTTTACTACAGAAGATGCTTTAGCAGATTTTACAGAAACTGATATTGAATTTTATCATATCAAACAATATTTCGATTATACACAATCGCCACTATATGTGTCTGCTTCTACATCAGGAGCTTCAGATTTTAGTGAAATCGTAGACTTAAAAAATTTTAGTAATGGTGAAGTAAGACAGTATGGTGTTATAGATTTAATAACAGAATACGTATCATCACAAATTACAGCTTTACAAGCAATCGGAGACCAAATAGAAAATGAGTATGCTCCAGGACAAATTCTTTATACTGCTGCTTTACCAAGTGGTGACACAGTAGAAGATTTAACGACATTAGAAGGATTAGATTCTCCAAGAGTATCTATGATTGTATCTGAAGATACTACCGATGAAGTATTAGCTTTAAGAGCTACATATGGATTTGTATCTACTATAGGTGCTACATTAGGAACAGTCTCTAGTGCTTCAGTCCACGAAAACATTGGGTGGGTGTCTAAATTTAATATCACAACATCTAATTATACAGACCCTGGGTTTATCGATGGTTCTTTATTAACTAGTAAATCACTCACATTCTTGAACACATTAGATGACTATAAATATATTTTCATCCGTTCATTTGTAGGAAATGAAGGTTCTTATTGGAATTATTCTTATACCGCAGCATCATCTACATCAGATTTTGGAACAATAGAGAATAATAGAGTGTACGACAAAAGTTTTAGAAATCTTAATATTCTATATCTACCAGAATTAAATTCTCCTATCTATGTAAATAGCGATGGTCAATTAGCTGGTGGAACTGTGAAATATTTGGAGACTGTAGGACAAAGAGCGTTACAACCACTACAAGATGCTGGTGAACTATCTGCTTTTTCTGTGGAAATTGATCCTAAACAGAATGTGTTAAGTACTAGTACTTTACAAGTAATAGCGAAAATTGTCCCAGTTGGGGTAGCAAAAGTAATAGAAATAAAATTGGGTTATACATTAAGTCTATAATCTTAATATAAAAAAATAATAATAATAAAATGGCAAAAGGTGCATTATCTACTCCCTTCATCAACGGATACGAATTTTCGTGGGGTAATATCAGTATGCTTATCAGTGGTACTCCAATGATAGGTGTTACAGCAATCAATTATTCAGAAACAGCAGATGTTCAGAAATTATATGGACAAGGGCGTTCTACAATAGCATATGGTGTTGCAAATTATGAAGCAGAGGCTTCAATCACAGTATTAGCTTCAGAAATATTAGCTTTACAAACAGCATCAAGAATCCAAGGAAACACGGATGGTAACATCATGGGTTTATTACCCTTCGATATCGTAATTAGTTATATCCCTTCTGAGGGACAAGGTATTGCGAAGTTTGATATACTTAAAAATTGTGTTTTTACTTCTAATGAAAGAGGTATGAGTCAGGGAGACCCTTCAATAGAGGTCAGCTTAGATATCGTATTATCTCACATTGAATGGGGTGAAGAATAATAAAAATAATAAAAGGGGTGAGTTTTTCATATTTATTCACCCTTCTTTTTTTAATGAGATGTCCGAAAGGGTGTCTCATTTTTTTATATATAATTAAGAGTGGTAATTCTATCATTCTTAATATAAAAAAAGAAATATAAATATGGCTAAAACTAACACAATTACTGGAAAAACAACTAAAGCGAAAGTAACTAAACAAGCTACCCCAACAATGGGTGATTATACAATCGAAGTAAATGGAAAAGATGGTTTGAAAACTGTTTTTCTAAAAGAGATACCAAAAGATGTATTTTACAAGGTATTTACTAAACTAACACCAATGTTTGGACAAGAAGCAGACCCAATGGGAGCAGGAGAAATCATTTTAAGATCTTGTATGATTGGTGGTGATATAAAAGATTTTTCTACCAAAACAGAATATATAATCGGTGGTGCTATGCAATGTATAGGATTAATCCAAATAGCTGATGGTAGTTTAAAAAAAAACTAAATAGTGTCAAACTTCATAAAGATGACATCAGAGGAATGTTAGAAGTACATATACAAAAACATTTACATGTACAACCTTCAGAATTGAGGAATATGGATATGGATGCCTTGCTATATGAATGGGCAAAATTATCGTGGCTTTTAGAAGCAGAGAGAATTTCGATGAAGAATCTTCAAGACACAAAAAAATAACCTAAAGAAATGGCTAATAATGTAGAATATAATATAGAAATCGATGCTTCGGTAACAAATGCTGCTAAGAAAATAGCAAAAGCTGTAGAAGGATTGGAGAAGACTATCAAGGAAATTAATAGCCAGGTTATCAACCCTAAAGTTTCTGGAAAAGCAGTAAAAGGTATTTCAAAGATAAACAAAGAAATAAAAAAGACACAATCATCACTCGGTGATTTAGCTAGTAAAATTGGTCCAGCATTAGCAGCATTTGGTGCTTTTGAATTAGGTAAAGGATTAATACAAGGTATATCTAATCTTGAACAGACAAAAGTAGCATTTAATGTGTTAACAGGTAGTGTAGAAAAAGGGACTAAAACATTAAAAGAGTTGGATAAATTCTCGGATGTGACCCCATTTTCAACCGATTCTGTCAGAGCAGCAGGTAAGAATTTAGTAGCATTTGGTGTGGAAACTAAGGATTTGACATCAACATTACAGAAAATAGGTGATATTTCAGCAGGAACAGGTAAAGATTTTAACGAATTAGCAAACATATTCGGTAAAGCGAAAATAGCTGGTACTTTGATGGGAGAGGATATAAATCAATTAACAGAAGCGGGTATTCCAATTATAGGGGAATTTGCTAAACAATTAGGTGTTCCAGAATCAGCAATTAAGAAACTAGCATCAGAAGGACAAATATCATTTGGTATGCTAGAGAAAGCGTTTGGTGATATGACAACTGGTAGTGGAAAATTTACTGATTTGATGAGTAAACAATCTAAAACATTAGGTGGTCAATGGTCTACATTGACCTCTCAATTCAAAAACACATCTATAGAAGTAGGATCTAAATTATTACCAGTTTTGAAAAAGATTGTGACAACATTTCAATCGGTTTTTGAATGGACTAAGAAAAATGGAGATTTGATCAAGACACTCGCTATTATAATTAGTGGTGCAGCCGTAGCATATGTTGCCATCACAAGTGCAATTGCTATTTACACGACAGTCACTGCTGCTGCTGCTGCAAGTACTGGTATTTTGGGTGCTGCGAGTGCTGCACTAAATGCTATATGGTTAGCAAACCCTGTTGGGATAGTTATTGCAGCTTTAGCAGCACTCGCAGCAGCAATAACTATTGCCTGGAAGAAATCTGAAACATTTAGAGGTATTGTCAAAGGTTTATGGGAGGTGTTAAAACAATTAGGAGATAATATACTTAATAACATCATACCAATATTCGAAGGTCTAGCGGATATTTGGCAAGGTTTGAAGGATGGGTTTTCTGGTAAAGGATTTGATAAAGTCGCAGACGGTTTTAAGAAAATAGGGACTTCTATATTAACATTTGTACTACAACCATTATTACAAGTAGCAAAAGCTATTGATGCTGTTACAGGTACAAATTTAGCTGGAAAATTAAAGGGAATGACGAATATTGGTGATGTGACAGAGGGTATTGGTGGTAAAATAGGGGATTCTATAGAAATGGAACGTCTAAGTAAAATCGCAGGAGATATGTCTAGAAACTTAAATGGTAATACCGATGGTGGTAGTGAGTCAACTGATGGGTCTGTCCCAATTATCGGTGCTAATAGTGATACGAATAAAACATTAGCAACAGCAACTGATAATGCTGTATCTGGTGCTAGTAGTAGTGTGAAGAATATAACATTAAATCTAGGAGCATTACAAACAATAGAAACACAGATGGTAGGATCAAGTGATGAAGCACAAACTGTCGCTTTAGATTTACAAGAGTTGTTATTACAAACAGCAAATGATTTTAACCAAACTGGTAGATAAAAACAAACATTAAAACATGGCAAATAAATATATATTCCCAGATAAAGTAGGAGAAATCTTACAGAGTGCAGTAAAATCAGAGATTATCGAGAAAGGTAAAGCAACAGTATTATCAATTAGAGATGGTATTAATGAGACTAGAAATATCGAATATGATATGAGTAATTCTTATTATGAAAACGGTGAATATAGAGACACTAATAGAAGTGGTGCTTTTTTAGAAGGGACAGATAAAATTGTGAATATCACATTCTTGCCAACAGCTTATAGGAACGAATTCGGAGAAGATGATGAAACACCAGAATTATCTTTAGAATTATGTACTATTGGTATAAATATCAACAAAAGAGTAGTAAAAACAAATCTTCTTAATCAAAAAGGTTCTGTAAAAGAAATAATTGGACAGAATGATTATACAGTTTCAATATCTGGTGTGTTGGTGGGTGATTTCTCATTTCCTACATCAGATAAACCACAACTTGGAAAACCTATTGAACAAATGAGGTTATTGATTGAAATTATAGAATCTAAAACAGCTGTAGATGTAGCATCACCATATCTGAATAATTTTGGTATAGATAGCATAATGATAGAATCTGGTAACCTTCCACAAGAAATAGATAGTCTCAACTTACAAAAGTTTACTATATCTGCTTATTCAGATAATTCAGAATTATTAATTCTATAAATAAAAAAATATTAAAACGTTATGGCAGCATACGAGATCACACATGATATAACAATAAAAGATATAAAACTAACCAAAATTATATCAGTAAATATTGTTAAAAACGTGAATAATTATACAAATACATGCACAATCAAACTACCAAAAAAAGTTAGGAAAGAAAACGAAAGAATATTTACAACAATCGACTCATTTCTATTCAAACCAAAAGATGTAGGTACTGTTCAATTAGGATATAGATTAGGCACAGATGTGTTAAACGATGAGAATCAATTCGAAGGATTTGTTTCAATCATTGATTTAAATGATGAAAAGACTGCTACTATTATTTTAGAAGATTATATGTATTGGTTAAAAAAGACAAAATTTAATTTTAGTTCAAAATCTATCACATTGGCTGATTTAGGTGCGAAAATAATAACTGAAGTAAATAATATTATCCCAGATGGCATAGATAAAATAGAACAATCGACAACAACTATAGATTTAGATATTAAAAATTTTAAAGCAGAGAATGCTACTGGAGTAGATATATTAAGACAAATGGAGAAGTATACATTAAAGTCTTATTTTATTAAAAATGTGCTACATATAGGAATAAATTATGATAGTGATACAATTAATAAAGAAGTAGGGTCTATTAGAGAAACACATACTTTTAGTGAATATCCCAGAGAATTAGTAGCGACTGTAACAGACAAAAGACCATTATTTATAATTGATAAAAAAGGATTAAAATTTCAAAGGGAAGAAGAAGTAATTTTTAATATCACTGCTAAAATATTCCAAACCGATAATACAGTTATAACAAAAACTTTTGGTGATCCAGATGGTGAGACTAGGGAGTTTGTATTTTATGGTGATTATAGTGATAAAGAAGTAGAAAAATTGGTAGAAAATCAAGTAGCAAGGTTAAAATACACAGGATTTAAGAATGGGTCAACGTTTAGTAGCTTTGGTGCTCCTTATATAGAGGTTCTAGATATTTGTAGCTTTGATGGTATCGGTGATGTGACACTTTTCGATAAATCTATACCAGAAGAAGCAGATGCTAAGATATACGAGAAATCATCATATTTAATAGAAGGAGTAACAACTACAATGGATCAAAATGGTTTCAGACAAATATTAATGATATCAAATAGAGTAAAAATCGATAGTGATAGTGATAGTATTGTCAATTTATTAGAAACAAAACTGATTGATATAGAAACAGACAAATAAATATATATACTATATGGCTACACCGATAGATTATGGACAAATTAGAGATAGTTTGAAAGAAATAACAAAACAAAGCATACCATATTCTAGAATATGTTTAGTGAATACCGTAGACGAAGCAAACTTCGTTTGTGATGTTTCACCGATAGATAATTTGGATGTGGAATTATATGATATAAGACTATCTGGAAATAAAACACCTACATCTGTTCAAATCCCTACTATTGGGACTGAAGTGATTGTGTCTTTTCTTGATGAGACAAATGGTTATATATCGATGTTTAGCCAAATAGACAAAATATGGATTGCAAATAACGATGAGAATCTTAAAGCAATTTTAACAGATTATATAGAAGGGTTACACGATAGTTTAATGGCTGCGACATTTAAGCACCCCCAAGGACCAACTTTACCAGAACCAATCAACAAGATTCAGTTTGAACAAGCAAGGGATGCAGCTTTAGAATCAATAGAAAATTTATTAGGAGGAGAATAATCATGGCAGTTTTACAAACATTAATCAAACAACAATTAATAGATATGACAAATATCTTGAAAGACGAAACAGATTCTGATGCAGCAATCGAGAAATGGAGTGAGGAATTAGCACAAATAATAACAGATGCTATCCTATCAGCAGATGTATTAGCTGGGATTCCAGTAACAACGGCAGGATCAGCAACGACTCAAACAGGTGCTACAACTAGTTCTGGTAGTCTACAATAATAAAAAAAATATTAAAGAATGGTAATAGCATATGATTTAAAAGTAGAAGACAGTAATGATTTCATTTTCAAAAATGGTGATTTTGTGGTTGTAGATTCTAACCAACAACACAGTGTTGCTATAATGGAATCAAATAAAGGTGAATGGAAAATGAATCCTTTTTTAGGTGTAGATATAAACAGATATTTGAATGGTAATGGTGTTTTAACAGGTACTATTCTAGAACAAGAAGTACGAAGACAATTCAAAAATGATGGTTTTAAAACACAAGATTTAGAAGTCGATGTGGATATATCCACCAATAAAGTAATACTATCAACAAATGCTATAAGATTACGATAGATAAGACAAAAATAACAATATATAGGATATGACTATACATATAGAAAGAAACCAAAACTTATTAGATATTGGGATAATGACAAATGGAAAACTAGACAACTTTTTTGAGGATGTTATGGTTCGCTATGGTTTTGAAACTGTAACTGAAGATTATACAAATACAATAATAGAGAATCCTGTGTTTGATACAAAGAATTCTTTCGTCAATAACTTTTTGTTGAATAATAGAAAAGTAGTAACATCAGAAAACTTTGTAATAGCACCTATTGGTGGTGGTTTCAGTGATGGTTTCAGTGATGGTTTCGATATAGAATAATATAATAAAAAATTAATAATATAAAATGGCTTTAACTAATACACAATTAGCACAACTTATAAACGACAATGTTCCAGATAATAACATCGGGTATGTGACACCAGAGCTCCTAAGAGAGGTCTTGGATGGGCAAAATACTAGTTATCTTAATAGAATTAGCGATCAACAACAAATAGGTTTAGGAGAATGGAGTAATTCTTTATCTTATCAACCAGGTGTGGGTGTTATTTATTTAGATGCTATATACCAAGCTCTATCACAAACAAGTATTGGTACATTTATTCCTGGAGAATGGCAACAAATTAGTACATTTATTCCTGGAGCAGGGGGATTGGGTGATTATATTCTAAAAGATGAAGGGATCGAACTAGACCCCAACAAGATAACACCAACAATTGCGACAGATAGTACTATATCTACTCTAGACACAGGTTTTTATAAAGTAGAACAAAACTCTTCACCAGTAGGTGAATCACAAGAATATCCTATTATAGGACAAGGATTGTTACAAGTTTATAGACACCAATCACAATCACAAACAATTTTATTTTATTACCCAATGGGCGATTTGACTAAATATTTTGTGAAACGTGAAAATGGGTTATGGGTATCTTTTTTCAATAACACTAATTCTGCTTTAGATTTCGACAACGGTTTGATTGACGATGATGGTACTATAGGGTTAGGAGGATCTTTAAATAGAGACACTACAATAAGCTTAAATGGTAATATATTAGATTTTGATGAAGCTATATCTTATGTGGGTGTAGATTTCAACACTTTTACAAGTAACAATCTCATAACAAAGGAATATGTTGATGATACAGCAGTATTAACTGTGAATGGTGTTAGTCCAGTATCAGGGAATGTGAACACCCCTCCAACAACAACCGCTGGTGTATTAAGTCGTATTTACTTCACTGGTGATGAATCAGTATTGGTAACAGGTACTTATTATGATACTAACACAACAAAAGGTATTGCTTCTATTAACGAAGTAGTTCTTAATGATGATAACGAAAAAGAATATTTCGCACAAGATTTAATTTCACAATTATATCCTATCGAACTTAATAGCCAAGGTGGTAGTTATTCAGCACAATTGACCGCACAAGTTAGTTCTAATGCTGGAGATCAAAGATTTACAATTGAGGTTTACTTAGCAGATGCAGATGGTAACCCTGTAGAATCAGGTATTATAGGGCAACCAACGGGTGATTTAGGTGTGACAGTAATCAACATATTAGATTCTGGTATCATCGATCTACAACAAAATAATATTTCACAAGTCGCATTAACAGGTGTTATACCAGGTGATGTGGTATTTCCACCTAATTCGAGATTTAGATATCACGTATCGGCAGCAAAAGTAGGTGCTGATGGTGGTAACGTAACAATGACAGTTTTTTATGGTGCTAATTATAGTTCTTATTTAGATGTACCAGTAAGTGTAACATCTGATACAACTACAAATTTAAGTACTGTACCAGGTGCTGATGTAACAGCAGCTTTGGATAATTTGTATCTTGATTACGATAATGGTTTAACCAATATTAATGGTAGTGTAGGTTTGGGTGGTACTTTATTGGGAAATATTAGTTTAACACCAGATATTACAGACACTTATAGTTTTTCAATCGGATCAGATTCAAATAAATTGGATTATTTAGAAACGTACACAAGAGGTGGAGTTTATATACAAGAAGGTGATTATACAGATCAAATTTCTTATTTGAGTCTTAGTGATGCTTCTGCTCAGATTTACGGACAAGATGTGTCTACTAGTGATTATGCAGATATTACAGCGAACGGGGATTCAAATGGGGTTTTTCTACAACACCAAGATTCAACACACCAATTCAATTCACACCCTGTTAGACCAACTATAGAATTAAAAGATGGTACAGCTAAATTGATGGCTAGAACAAGTATAAGTGGTGATGGTTTTTCTTTTCTTAATGTTTCTACAACTAACGGGATTGAAGTTCAAGATGGAATAACAAGTAATGGTTTGTTTTACTCAGCAGATTATTCGGCTACTGGTATTGCAACACATGGTGATAGATGGATAACCGATAAAGGATATGTTGATTCAGTATCTGGTGGTGTTTACGATAATACTGTTTCTAAATTTAAGTTTAAGAATGTTGCTACTATTCCTGTTAGCCCCGTTCCAACGGGAGAAGTACATTACAACACGATAACTAATATATTATATTTTTCTATAACAGATTTAAATAATAATACTAATCACCAAATCGTGATTGGTAAAACCGATTGGGGTAAAAATACAGATTTGATGATAACAACAGGTCAATGGGATTCACTAAATGACAATTTTGCTTTCGGAAAAATTATCTCGAATGATGGGATTTCAAACCCTAATTATTTAGAAGTAGAATTGGATGATTCTGGGACACCAGCTTCGATATTTGCAGATGATGATATTATAAATGTATCTGTTACAGCTTCTACGAAAATCGAAGGCGTTTATTTAAGTGTTAAATATAACGAGACAATAACAAAAGGAGATTCTTTATATATTGTAGGCTGGGATGCGTTAGGTGTACCAACAGTCGGAAAAGCTGATAACACTGTACCGTTTACAAAACCTTGTGTGGGTATGGCAAGTGTATCTGGTGTTTTTGGAGACTTAAAAACCATTACAAAAGTTGGTATTTTAGAAGGAATCGATACATCTTTATTTCCAGTAGGTGTTAAGTTATACCTTTCTGCGAATGGTACTTTTGATGTTTTAGAAAATATCAATGGTGGAGCTAAACAAGCAGTTGGCACAGTTGTGAAATCGGCATTTTCAGATGGTATCATTTTCACTGATGTGGATATAACCCAAAATAGATCATTTTTAAAAAATAAAGTTTCAACTTTTACTTTAGATAAGTTATCAGATGATAACACATACACATATTATAACAATAGTACTGATGGAACAGCCACCATTGATCTAGATGCTTTAAGCGTTGGAGGTGAAACAAAAATATTAAAATTAGGAACTAATAAAATTGATATAGTATCATTGGCTGGAGTAAATCTTATAGACCCGAACGGAGTTGCTTTAAGCGGTTTAAATGAAGTTGGAATTGAAAGATTATCAGATGACTCTTATGGATTAACTGGACAAAATTATAGATTATACTAATATGGGATTATTAACAATTATAGCAAGTAGACACAGAGGGGCTGGTTTTATATCTCTTTGGGAAACCACAGGAGCAAACGAAACTATACAACTACCTATTACAAATCTTTATACAATAGATTGGGGTGATGGGAATATCACAACTACTGAGACTTCACACGAATACGCAGTAGCGGATCAACATACTATTACAATACGTGATACGGTTACGGATTGGAGATTTAACGGGGTGGGCGATGTTACAAAGATTTTAAATATCTCAAATTGGGGCGGCTTCACATCTCCTTTATTAGATAGAATATTTACTAAGTGTTCAAATTTAGATGTTACAGCAAACGATGAGGTTGTTTTACTAACTGCAAGTGCATATTTTAGAGAGTGTTCGGATTTAGAGTATAGTACAATCTCTAATATGGATACGTCTTTAGTTGACAGTTTTTTTACTATGTTTTTTAAGTGCAACAGTCTAAACACAGCAATTAACTTTGACACGTCTTTGGGTACTAAGTTCGGGTCAATGCTGAGAGAGTGTACGATTTTTAATAAATCGGTTAATATTGACACGTCCTTAGCTACTGACATGAATGCAATGTTTAGACAGTCTCCAAGATTTAACCAACCTATAAATTTTGATACTCCATTGGTTGAAAACATGTCGGGTATGTTTTATGGTGCTACCGACTTTGATCAACCTTTAGACCATTTGGATTATAGTTCAGTTACTAATATATCCGATTTTATGGCAATTAAAACAGATTTAAACTACTCAGCAACTTACTACGATGATTTATTAATCAAATGGGATAACGCAGTCGGGGGGCTTATTTTCGCTAATATGACCAATGTCAATATTGGTATGGGAACGATAAAAAGAACAGCAGCAGGATCAGCGGCTCACGCTTCACTAATTAGTAAAGGGTTTATTATCACAGATGGGGGGATTTAAAATAAAATAAGATAAAAAAAAAAACAAAAACAATTATGAACGTATATGTATTTACAGTAAGACAAAGTGATCAACACTTTGCCTCAATCGTTAAAGTTGCTGACAACCAAGTAGTGAGTGCTAAGTTAGTTGAGGATGAGAATGGTGAAGCTATCTATTCAGTATTGATGACTGATGAAGTAACAGCAAGAGCCAATTTCACATTAACAGGACATTTACCAAGTGTGGGATTTGAAGCTATGTTGGATGAGGCTAAAGGAATTATTGGGTAAAAATAGTTGATCCAGAACTATAAATAATTATGTAGAACTGATACTAATCTTACAAAATCATCTATCTCATGTTGGGATAGATGATTTTGTTGTGTCTTCCAAGCAGCTGCGACAAAACCGATAATTTGACCATCTTTGAAAAGTGGTACATATAATATAGTTTCTAATCCGAAATATTTGTTGAAATTTCTCATCAAAATATCTTCGTGATCTTTTACACAAGGTACATATAAAAAGCTATCTAGTATCATAATATGTAAATATTTTACATAAGGAGAAAGATGTTGTCTGTATATAATATATTTATTATTATTAGGTTTTTCGGTAGATTGGAACATTAGTGTAAATTTTAACATATGCATTCTGCTAACTGTTACCTCTCCGTTATGGAATAGAAAAATAGCCACTTCATCCGACCCAATATCGTTTCGAATATCATCTAGTTTTCCCTCTACCTCTATTGTTTGTTCTATATAATCTTTTGTAATATCGGTTTTGAAATAGGTTATCCCTAAGTAATCTTCGATAGATCTTCTATTGTAATGTGTAATACTAAAAAAAAGACAGATCGCTAAAATGAAAGCTGTTTTGTTCTTTTTATAAAGAGTTATTAGTTTTTCTGCGATTTTGAAATATGCTAAAAAGTTCTGGAACATGTGTGTGTGTTACTTTACTATATATATAAAAAATACCCCAATCCATTACAGAATAGGGTACTTTTATAAACAAACAACAAATATTAATATTCGTACTTTAAAACTTTACCTTTCTTGTCTACATATGTGTAACATGTGCCTTTTACTCTCATACCAAAATCATTCTTGGATGAAAACATTGTTTTTATAGTATATCCTTCCTTAGTAGAATTGTTATTGAATGTTCTGGTTACTTTTAAACTATTAGGATATTTCATATTACTTTTTAACATATCCACTGTCTTCTCATGACTACCATCCCAACCAGAAAATGTTTCCAGGTATACGACTCTATCAGATTTAGGAATCGGATCAGGTTCTGGTGAATCGAATAATGTAATACTAAATATTAATACTATAGTACATATCACACCCAACATAAATCTCTGAGCTCTTCTTTGACCTTTACTCATTTCTCTCCATGTTTCTTTAAACGGTTTTTTCTCTTGTTGTTCTTTCATAATTGTTAGTTTTTTTGTTGTTATTAAATGATTATATACAATAATAAAAAAAATATTAGAGTATTCCTAATATTTTTTTTATTTATTTCAAATAATCATTTATTCTAATACTTCTTGTTTTTATATTGTATAATCGATTTAAGTTTTTATATCCTTCACTTTCTGGATTCAAGTCTTCATTATAGTCTCTACCAATAATATATCTTACTTCGTATTCATATTTCAGTAGGAATTTTTCGAATAGTAAATATTTTGTGTTTTTATTTTCTTTTATAAATTCAGTTAATATTTTATCAATCAATTTAGTTATCATTTCCTCTTCAGTCTCAAACCTAATGTGGGTTTCGATACCATCACCACCAACCATAGTCAGTTTCGAGACTTTATTCCCTGTTGTGTATGTTATGTTTGTTTGTTTCATATTTATCTCTATATTTTTGTGTTAAACATATTCGATGATTACTTCTTCATCATTATCCAATGCTTTGCTTATTTCTAAATACATTCTTTTGAAACAATTAACACTATTACCAATTGACATTTTTGGAATATTAGCACTATCACCCACTAATAAGCAACCATCAGTATTCGATTCATAATTCCCCACATGTACATATACATACTTAAATCCAGGAACATCTTGGACTTCTAAATGGAAATCAAACCAATTATATTTATCTCTATATTTTTGTGTTAATCCTGATACAATTTCTCTTTTTTTTAATTTGTAGATACCAGACGGAATTCTAGTTTCACACTCTATCTTTACATCTCTATATTCATCTTCTAATGTGAAGCCCTTTAACACACAGTTTATATAGACTAATCCAATTGTAGCATCACCATTATCATGTATTCTTCTTACTAATATATCCATTTTTAATTTTAATTATTTTTTAAATATTTTTTTAATTTGTATTTTCTCACTCGAAAATCAAACAAACTTTTCAATTCTTCTTTATCGGTATCTGTTATTATAGAATCATAAGTAATATATATGTTATAATGATAGAACCCCATAAAAGCATTAAAATCCGAGTCAGGGTTAGCGATTGTTCTTTTTCCTTTAAAGAAAAGGAACTGTTTGAGATTGAGACCACGAGTCCTTTCTAAATGTTCATCTATACATTTGGTTAATAATTCTAATTTCATTTCTTCTGGTGTTATTATATTCATATATTGTTATTATTTTATATTAATTATATATTTTATATTAATTAAGTTTACTCTTCTTTTAGGTTTTTAATTATTCTTAGAGCATTCGAATAAGCTTTTTTCCCTTTCGTCTTCTTGTCAGATTCTATAGCAGCTATTTTATTAAACCTGGGATGTAATTTAGTACTATCTTCTATGTTTGTTTTGTAATGGTCAATTGCCATTTCTTCATGGATGTGAGCTACATCTGTTTCTACTTCCTTTATTAATACAATTTCACATTTGTTTACAGGATCTGTTATGTATGCACACTTATCATCTAATTTCTTTTTATGCTCGTTAAACCTAGTCTCTAGGGCTCTCACAGTCTTCCCACAATAGACCACTTGGTTGTATCCATTTACTATTTTGTATATCTTTGTTGTTTCGTATTCTTCGTTATTTGTTGCCATGTTTTTCATAATTTTTTATTTATTTTAAGTAGTTTGTTATCTTTACTTTTCTCACTTTTGCGAATATTTCAGATCTTAATATTTCTAATTCTAATTTCAGATCATTACTATCCATTGTTAATAATTCCTCTTCACTATACTTTTCGTAATCAATACAGATTATATCTCGGATAATTGTATTCTTTCTATAGAATTCTAATTCTTCATCAATGGATTTGAATTGTGCCTTGTTATTATAAGTTTTCATATTTCTGTTTTTGTTTTTGTTTTTGTTATAGTATATATCAACCTACAAACACAGAAAAGTGGTTTTATAAGATATATTAAGAAATAAATAAAAAAATATTAAGAAGTTGTTAGTATATTAGGTATTCTTAATAAAAATAAATAAAAAAATATTAAGAAAGACACAACAAAAGATAAATATTATATATAAGATATAGAAACAGCGTGCCGTTGTTCTACGTTTTCAAATCAAAAAAAAAGACTCTTATTAATTTAAGAGTCTTTTTTTAGTTATTTAGATAATTTTCTATTTTGAATTTTCTAACATCTGTTTCTATTTGTGCTATTATATCGTCTGGTAGTCTCCCAGATAAGGGAGATGATAAAGGACCGTATGGGTTTGTGTTTAACTCTACTGCTATAGTCTTTTCTATTAATCCCAATTCGTTTATACTTAAATTTAATATAGCCGTTAGATTATCATTACTGTAAATTTTATTTAATTTCATATTTGTTAATTTTTTTATTCTTGTTCTAATACTTCCATTTTAGAGAAATGTTCTAGTATAGTGAAATATCTTTTAGAAAATATCTCTATTTTGTAATCGTTTTGTTGTAACTCATCATATGGTAACTCTGAATAAAACCAAAACTTTATTACATTGTTATTATGATCAAATTCTACATCATTTAAGTTGAAAATATCTGTAATGGTACTATCATCCATTTCTGGGTAGTTAGTCCAGTAGAGGTCATTTAAATGGTATAGATCTTCAATCTCTAGGTATGCTTTGTTGTGTCCTAATGGTTGATAAATTTTATTGACGAATAACCATTTATTTTCTGTCTTATGCTTGATAGCACAATAAGGCAGGTTGATTTCTAACATATTATAAGGGTTCATATTTGTCTTTCTTTTTTCTTTTGTTAATTCTCCATAACAACAGTGTGATTGTAATTACCATTGTTATGAAGATTGTTATTAACATATTATATATAGTCTTATTTTGTATGTACGTTTATTGATTATTGTTTTTGTTTTTCTAATGCAATATCCACAGCTTTTAAGAAGTCTGTGTTTGGGCTTTCATTATTAGCACCAATCACATTTTTATACAAACCACATATTTCTTTGTTTAAATTAACTAAGAATCTTTTACTTCTTTTGTTTACATAAAATTTATCATTATCTAATAGGACTGATGGTATATGTAAAGAAGAAGTTTTATTCTTCGCTTCAACCATTACTTTTTCTAACAATCTTGTTACTTCATTGCTATCATTTTTAGTAAATTCCACAGAATCAGAATAATTATCTTTTATAATTGCCTGGATGTCTGTGCTACTTACCCATACACTAATCCCTTCATTATCTAATATATCATTAGATACAATACTCAACACATAATTATCTTTATTCTTGAAACTAGTCTTAACAAGATATTTCTTATTCTCAACAGCTAAATCGTTCCAATCTACAATATATCTATCATCATTAACATAAGATTTATATTGTTCTGCCCACAACTTTTCAAAATCCACATCTTTAAATATAGAAACAAACTTATTATCCTTATCTACCCATAATTTATTATTATCCAAATCAAAAACAAGGAAACGTCTGTTCGTTTTATCATTACCATAAATAAATTCAGAATCATTAAGTGCGAACATCATAGTCGATCTTGAAAGCATAGGAAGTGATACATTACTCCCTTTGGGTTTTATTTCAAAATCTGTCATTGAAGTAAAATTTTTAAAAGCAGAATGTGCCTTTTCACCAATCCCCATTTCTTCAATAAACATACAAGTATTATTAGCAAAATATTGTTTGAATTTCCAATCATCTTCTGATAATTTAGCATTTGGATTCACTAGATTATTTTTACTAAACAACCCTAATAATTCATTACACACTAATTCGGATTTACCACTACCTTCATCGCTTTTAAAAACAGCTACATAATCCGTTTTTTCACCTAAACTTCTTCTAACATAATTATTCAACAATACTCTTATTTTCTCTTTATTTAATTTTGTAGATCCTACACACTTAGATGTGAATAAATCTATAAATTTATTAGTTTCTTCTAATTTTAGATCAACATCTTTATACTTCTCTTCGATATCATTATACAATAATTGGCTAGTATCAATTATATTACCACTAGCGATTAGTTCTAATAGATCATTCCAAGTTGATTTAGTCACACTAAATCCAGTATTGTCTTGCACCTTAACACCCATTCGGATTATAGTTTTTACTTCTCCTGGGTTACCACCAACAACAGGTTTGTTGAATTGTATATTCACATTCCAGTGATTAAAATAAGCATATTGGTTAGTTACTATATTATTTGTTTTCTTCCAAGTTGATTCAGAATCAACTTTTGTAATTATTTCAGAACTATATTTACATATACCTATTTGGATATTTTTTGCTTTTAAATAATCTATTACTACTTCTTGTGGTTGAGTAGTTTTCTTGTCGTATATTTTAATTTCTTGTGTCATAATATGTTGTTTGTTTTTTGTTTTATTTCTTACTGTATATAGTAAGAGCCTCTTCTCCCCTTTGGGCTTTTTCCACTTTATTTATAATTATTCTAAAAATATTTTCAAACCAGTTATATTATATTTCTCTTTACAAATATGGAAAAATGATCCTATTGTCATTTTAGTAGACCCTTCTTCCCAATCATCCAAGAAAGTATTAAATTGGTAGCCTAGATCATAAACATTTCCAGAACCAGATTTACTGGACCAAGAATCAGAATTTATTGGTCCAGGGTTTACTACTTGTTTATAGTAATCATAACTTTGTTGTTCTGTCACATCTGTATCTGATTCTGATTTAGACAAAGAAGCAAACATAAATCCGAAATTCATTAAATCGTTGTAGCAGTTCACAAGACTCACACCCCTTATGTTTAGAGCTTCTATGGTGTTTTCCAATCGTTCTAGAGTTGTTTCGTTTGTTATAGTACCTATACCATTAGTACCATTTATAACTTTGTTGAAAGACTTATTCCTACTATCTAGTTCTTCTTTAGTATAATATAAATTTGGATCATTCTTACAGTCTAACATATTCTCATTTATAACAAAATTACCAATAAAACATAAACGGTTCAGATCATTCGAACTGACATCCAAGTCTATATTTGTTTTGAGATTTTCGTTAATATATTTCATCATTCTAGATCCGAAATTCTCGTAAAGTAATTTCAAATTTCGTTCATTGATAGTATTTTCGTGGAATTCGAAAAATAACTTCACACCCCTTCTACTAGGAGATAACATTGTTGCTTGACAAATATCTCTAGAGAAATAAAACAAACGTTTAGTTTCATCACTGCTTAAATTATCTATATCATATACTAAAAAATTAGTGGTTTTAAATTCTCCGATTAATATATTCCCAAGATTGTGTACATTAACACAATTTAATTTATATTTAAGATCTTTGTATAATTTATCAGCTCTAGTATCCCCAGTTAATAGACCCTCTTCTTTAATATCACCACATCTCTTCAGAAGAGGTTTATTCACAGTTATATTTTTTAGGTTTTTTATTTCATAGTTATCAATTTGTCTTTTTTTACTTCGCTGATACATGTCGGTGTAATGTTTAAAATTCATTTTAAGTTAATATTTTTTTTATTTTAATATGAAACATTATAATATTAATACATATAATGAGTGTAATGTTTTAAAAAGGAGTGATTGTAGGAAATCACTCCTTTTTTTGTTTTAGTTTTTTAATTCATAGCTAGATAATAAGATTTCCAATACTTTAGAATAAGACACATGTTTCTCATAATCATTCTCTTTTTGTAATGTGTTTTGTAAATCTTTAATCTTACTGTAAATATTTGTGCTTACTTTAACACTCTTTAATTCCGCTTTTTTAGTTTGCTTTTCCATTTCAATTATTTATTTGTTTTAGTTATATAGTAAAAGGAAAGTCTTCCCTTTGGGCTTTTTCTAGAATATATAGTTAAAATCCAAAAAAAGTTTAATGTATACTATTAATAAGATCCAAAACGTGTTAAAAGTGTTTTCATGTCTAGATGAAAACACTTTGTTAAAAACCACTCTGGTGTATGTTTAAAGGTACTTTTTCGGTTGATTTTTCTAAAAGTGTTTTCATGTTTTCATCTTTTTCATGTTGGTTCATATAGACAATATATGTTTCTCTTACTTATCTCTATATATAATATTATAAAAGATGAAAACATGAAAACATAGAAGGATAAAACCACCTCTACTGAGTTCAGATAACGATTATTGATGTTTTGTTCTCATCTCTAGATGAAAACATTTAGGGTACATGAAAACACTTTTGTTATAATGTTTGTTCCTATTAATTAGATCAAATATAACTCTCATTCTAAGACACCTTTAAGCTTATCTATACAATCATACCAAAAGGAATAGTTAATGCTTTAGAGACCCCTTAAAATGCTCCTACGTAATCAAAACATCTCTTTGTGAGTTTGATTATAATATTTTTTAAATAAAGCGAAACAAATATAATATATATTATATAAACACAAAAAAAAAATAAAAAATTATATGAATTATAGGAAAAATTGTACTATCTGTAATAC